ATAGTGAAATAAAGTCTCAAATTTCCATTCTAAAACAATTAGTTAAAGAGAGTCTGGTCTAGTTATCTAGTACAGCCCCAAGAATTAATATGCCCGCATTTAACTTATAAATAACTAACACAATCCATGTATATCAAATTTATCAACATACCGCCTAACAAGCGGTTTTTTATTACTAAAAGAGGAAAAAAGAATGAAGAACTCAATCATTCATACTGCTTTGGCTAGTGCTATAGCTATGTCATTATCCGCTTGTTCACCGTTTTCTGTGGATGAAGGTGAAATTGGCTTAATCACAAAATATGGTGAAATTGTTGAAACTAAATCTGCAGGTTTGCACTGGCGTTCATGGTTGGAAGATAACACTATATTTTCTACCCGTGAGCAGAAAATAGTATTAGGGAAGTTCAATGATACATCTGATTCAATTGTTGGTATTTCGGCCTATACGAGCGACACTCAAACCGTCACCACAGTGTTGACAATTACTTATAAACTAACTGACCCAATTCAGGTGTATAAAAACTATCGAACAACTGAAAACATGATAAATCAGTTGCTCGAACCACGGAGCCGACAAGCGCTGGAAGTGGTATTCAGCAGCTACACCGCACAACGCGCATTAGAAAATAGAGCAAAATTAACGACGGATATTACAAATCAAATCCGTGAAGCGGTTAAGAACTACCCATTAGAAATCACTGCTGTTCAAACCGTTATTCAATTCAATAAGGAGTATGAGCGACGTGTGGAAGAAAGCGTTCAGAAAAACGTTGCTATTCAAACTGCTGAGCGTGAACTTCTAATACAACAGAAGCAAGCTGAAATAGTCAAAGTCAATGCCAAAGCAAAAGCCGATGCCGAAGTCATTCAAGCAAAAGCCGACGCAGAAAAAGTGCGCCTAGCCGGTGAAGCAGAAGCAGCGGCTATACGCGCTAAAGGTGAAGCACTAAAAGAAAATCGTCAGCTTGTGGAATTAACTGCGGCTGAAAAATGGAACGGTGTATTACCATCAACAATGACACCAAACGGCGCACTACCATTCGTTAAAATTAACAATAAGGAGTAAAAATGTTTATTTTAGGTATCTTTACAGGTGTAGCAATTGCATTCGCTGCACAAGCATTCTTCCGCCAATACAAACTAATTGAGCGTAAGAAAGAAGATTAATCAACGACCGCCAAGTGCGGTCTTTTATAGAGGACAACAATATGCAAGAAGAACTGATAATGGAACACAAATACAAAAAGAAACCGGTAGTAATTGACGCTTGGCAATTCACAAAAGAAAATTACGCTCAAGGTGTTCCTCAATTATTTAGAGATGCAAGTATTATTTATTGGTCTCAATATGACGGGAATGTTATCAAAGGTGAAATTAAAACACTCGAAGGTATCATGCAAATCTCTGAAAACGACTGGATTATCCGCGGTGTTCATGGCGAGTACTACCCGTGCAAACCGGATATTTTTGAAAAGACATACGAAAAAGCATACTAGAAACCTACTAGAAATTAACAACAACCGCCTAAAATGGCGGTTTTTTATTGGAGTAAATATGACTGAAGAATTACTAAGATTAAAAAACACGGCAAGAGTATTAGACATTAGTCGCTCTACTCTTTTACGCAGAATGAAAGACGACAATGATTTCCCTGCACCAATAAAAATCGGCAGATTCCTTTACTGGAAATCTACCGACATTCAACGTTATATCGACTGCAAACAAGCTAAAATGGCGAACTAATCTACTGTTAAACACATTGCAGCAGATTCTCTCGCTCTCTCCTCAACAAAATCCCCCCACCACTGCATATATTCGATCCGTTGCGTTAGGTACTTAGCTTTATTGTAAGCGCCTCGCACGGATGAATATTCAAAGTGAGCTAGGCAAACTTCAATAATTTCAGGATTGAATTCGGCATCATTCATTGCGGTACTAAAAATAGATCGCAATCCGTGGGCCGTCAGTGTATTTTGATACCCCATTCTCTTAATGGCTTTGTTTGGGGTTTCCTTATTCATTGGCTCATTTGAGTTTTTAAACCCGGTAAAAACATACTTTTGATTGCCTGTGAGTTTCTTCATTACAGCAAGGACAGCAAGCGCTTGTTTTGATAATGGCGCAATAAAATCCTGTACTTTTCCAACTCTCCCCTTCATTTTGTTCTTTGGTATGTACCAAAGTTTTTCATCAAAATTAATTTCACTCCATTCCATTTGTGTTAATGCGCCAACACGAGTAGCGGTCAACAATAGCAATTCGATTGCGCACCGAACCTCTAAAGACATTTTAGAGGATTGAAAGCGTTATCTGATGATTTAAAAATTGCGACAGCTGGTCTTACACAGGAAGAAAGAAATAGATATTTGACAATGATTGCTGGTGGAGAAGGTATGAAAATATTAGCGTCTATTATGGGAACGACAGAAGAAAACTATAATAAAGTTGCTAATGCTGTAAGAAATTCTAGTGGTGCAACGGATAAATTTGCTAATGATATGAGTAATACGACGGCTAACAAAATAGCACAATTTAAATCGGCGATAGATGATTTGAAAATATCGTTAGGAGAAGCATTCGCCCCAATAGCGACCAGGTGGATGGAAGACTTTATGAAAAAAGTTGAAGGATGGCAAAAAAGCGGAGCATTAGATCCTGAGAAATTAAAAGGGCAAGCTGAACAATTAACAAAAGGTGCAGAGATAGGAATGAGAGGAATTATAGGAGCTAAAGGTGCAGTCTGGGGAGCTCAATTAGGTACAGCAATTGGGGGACCAGTAGGAACAGCAGTAGGTGCTGCAATTGGAGGAGCTATTGGGTATTTTTCACCAGACATAGTAAAAAAACTCATAGAACCTAAAGACCCAAAATTAGAAAAAGCAAAACAACAAGCCGTAGCTAATGCTTTTGACCCTTCAAAATATGATTCTGGATATAACTCTAAAGATGGACAATTTCATTATATGGGGTATAGTGATGTTAAAGTGCCTTCACTTGTAGAAGTACAAAAAGAAGAAGCAGCAAGAATTGCAAGGCAAAAAGAATATGACAGAAGATCATACGAAGCCCTGCAGAAAGTTGTATTGGATATGAATGCGTTTAAGACAAGGCTAGAAGCGCCACAGCAAAATCCAGCACTTATTCAGCAAGATAAGACGGCACAATTAACAAGTGCAATTTCACAACTTATATCTAAACAACAAAGTAGTAATCCGTTACAGCCGATAGACACCACAGCTATAACTAACGCTCTTAATGCTGGATTAAGTCCTTTAAATGGTTTACCAAGTCTTTTGAATACTAGTTTGAGCACAATGCAGCCACCGATACCGCAGCCAGTGTCGATAGAACAAATTATAAATCATCAAGCTAATGCACAGATAGCAGCACAATTGTCAAATATAACAATAAATGACACAGCAAAAATTGAGAGCATAGCTAGGCAGATAGCCCAGAATGTTAGCCAAAGTACATACAGCACTATGATGTCGAACTTACAGGCACAAATTCAGGCATCACAATAATTAATTAGGAAAGGAATTTTATAAAATATGAGACCAGTATTCATGTTGCTGTACGATATAGATCCGTTTATTTTTGTGATACCGCCGTCAGATTTTAAAGTTACGAGCAGTCAAAATAGCGAAGTTGTGAAGATTTTAGATGTTGGAGAAGTAGCATTGATAGGAGAGAGAAATATAAAAAAAATCAGCTTTTCCACATTTTTACCTGCTAAAAAATCCAAATTTTTTAACTCTTTACTTAATCCTGATTCGCCAATGGACAATATAAAAACTTTAGATAAGTATAAAGATAATAAAGAAGTTTTAACTTTGATAGTTCCCAAGTATAGTATCTATTTTAAATGCTACATTGAACAGCTAGAATATGAAATAAAGGAAAGGACGGGAGATGTTGACATTTCAATTGATCTGATAGAAGCTAGGAAACAGACAAGGTTAATCGATGATGTTAATGAACTTTATGAGCGGCATACCGGTGAAACATCACCAATTAAAGAGTATCAACTGGAAGAAAGATTTGAAAACTTCAAGAGTAAATTAAAAGATAAGATAAAAGAAAAAATTGACAGTTTGATAAATTTTAAAAAGTAAAAGGAATTTTGGAAATGTTAAAGATAGTTATTAATAATGAAGAACATATAAAAAAATTTGAAAGGATCACATGGAAAGGTGGAATAAATGGAACATCACGAACACTAGAAGTAAAATATTTAGATGATAATCAAATTGCTAATTTAGGAGATAAAGTGGAATTCTATGTCGATGATGATAAATTATTTATTGGTAAAGTTTTTTCTGTTGAAGTTGTTGGGGATAGTAAAATTAGAACTTTTAGATGTTTTGATAGCTCCATATATCTTAATAAAAATTATTTTGTGAAAAACTTTAATAAGAAAAAACCATCTCAAATATTGAAAGAAATTTGTGGAGAGTTAAAACTGGAAGTCGGGAACATACCTGAAGACAAAGTGGATTGCACTTATCCAGCGGTTAATAAGAGTGGGTATCAAATAATTTTGAACGCTTATACGATTCAGCATAGAAAAGACAAAAAAATATACTCGATAGTAAGTAATGATGGGAAAATAGAAGTAATAGAACAGGGGGCATTAGCTGATGTTCTGCTCCATTCTGAACAGGATATAAAAAGTTCTAAGTATGGTGAAGATATTGAACAAATGGTGAATCAAATTGTTATCTATAAGACTGAAAAAGAAAAACAACAAATAGTAGATAAAGTAGAAAATAAAGAAGACAAGGAAAAATACGGATTATTTCAAAAAGTAATGCAGTATGACAAAGATAGGGATAATATCAGCAATGCTAAAGAGATGTTGAAAAGTGTTGAAAAAACAGGAAATATCACTTGTCTTGGTAATGTTTTGATACAAAGCGGTTATTCGATAGGAATACATGAGCCGCACACAAACCTTGTTGGTAGTTTTTTAGTAAAAAATGATACGCATACTTGGGAAAATGATATGTATTATTGTGATGTAGAATTAACTTTTGAAAATGTGATGGACAAGTCTGAATTTGAAGAAAAACCAAAATCGAAAAAATCAAAAAGTAAAAAGAGTAAGAAAAAGAAGAAGAGTGAGAAAAACAAGAAAAAGGCAGGTACTAAATAATGGGCATGTTTGAAATACTTAACGATATGATAGATAGCGGAGTGCAACAGCAATCCAACAATTTTATAAGAGCTAGTGTCACTAATCCGCCGCCTGAATTAAAAATAAAATTTGATAACGTGGAAATACCTTCAGAACAGATTTACTGCTCTAATTTTTTATTACCGCATTATCACAGAACGTATAAAATAGACGGTGTTATTGATGAAATAACTATTGATACTACAACTCAAACAGCAATAGGAAACGGTCCTGCTTCGCATACTCACGAGCACTCGACAATTAAAGGTTCCGGAACTTACAAAAGCAGCAATGATATATGGTTTGAAGATACTTTAAAAGTTGGGGATGAAGTTCTAGTTTTGATGTTGGGGATAAACTATGTGGTGGTTAGTAAAATAGTGAAAATGCCAAGTGGTGCAATAGAAGGAGTGTAAATATGGATTTTGAAGAATTGTTTTTGAATCAGAGCGTAGAAAAAGAAGAAATCCCCATATTTAGAGAATACGCGATTGATTTTGGTACATTGGAACCATTAAAAAACGGAAACAACCTCATTGAACTGACAAAAATTGAGGCACTTAAAGTATGGATATTTAAAGCGCTTAAGACAAAGAGAAATTTTTACGAAATACACTCTGACAGTTATGGAAATAACTTAGATGTACATATCGGTACAGTCTACCAGGAAAGTATAAAAAATGCTTTGATTATTTCAGAAATTAAAGATTGCCTACTGGTCAATCCGTACATTTTGGACTGTTATAATTTTGAATTAAACTACAACAGCGATGATAATAGTTTAAAAGCATCTTTTAATATATCTACCATTTATGGGGAAAGTGAAGTGTTATACAGTGAATAAAATAGAGGCGAGAAATAAGTTTTTATCTAATTTAAAAAATGATTTTTCTAAAATAGAGGGAACTTTTAATTTTGATATAGCAAGTACTTACGGAATAGAAGCTGAAGGAATATATGAACTACTGAAATTTTGGGTTAATCAAACATTTATTGATACTACAACTGAAGATGAATTTGTAGACTATCACGCAATGCTTTTCGGTGTAACTAGAAAACAAGGAACCAAGGCAAGAGGGGATATATTAATAACAGGAAAAGCTAATACTACAATACCTGCCGGGACAATAGTACTAAAAACAGATGGTACAAAGTACCAACTGCTTTATGATACAACATTATCATTTGACGAAAAAGCAATTGCTGAGGTGGAATGCTTACAAAGCGGAGAGGTTGGGAATTGTGCTATTGGTGAGATAGTAAGTTTTGAAATTTCCAATGCTGATATTTTTACAGTGACTAATGAAAAAACTTTTACAAACGGATATGAAAAAGAACCTAATGATGTTTTAATATCGAGAGCAAAAGAAAGAATATTAAAGCCAGCACACAGCGGTAATATTTACGATTATGAGAAATGGGCAAAAGAAGTGGACGGAGTAGGTAAAGTATTAGTTGAACCGCTATGGAATGGAAATGGAACAGTAAGGGTAAGAATCTCCAATTACAACAATAGTATAGCCGACGATGAATTAATACAAAAAGTAAAAAATAGAATAGAACAGATGGATGGTAGACCAGTTGGAGCTAATGTTACCGTAGCAAGTTTTGACAGTAAAAATATTGAGATAAGTGTGAGGGTCATATTAAGTTCAGGAGTAAAATTAAGCGATGTGTCTGATCTGATTATCTCTAAAATAAATCAACAGATAAAAGATAATTCAGCACTTTATACTTTGAATAATCAGAAGATTTTATCAATTAACAGAGTTGAGAAAATAGTTTTATCTATTAATGGTGTGGAAGATTGTAAAGTTCTGATAAATAACGATAGCAAAAATATAACTGTAGATAGCAATGAAATATTAATAGTGACTGGAGTTGTTGTCAATGAACAGTAAAATAAAAGTAATTTCCAAAGTTGCCAGAAACAATTTACAGCTTGATTTAATAAAAAGTTTAATAATAGAATCCCAAAAGATAAAAAATAATATTGAAAAATACAGGGAATTTATTTTTTTAAACTTTTTTAACGAGGAACAGATTCTAAAATATGAAAAATTTATGAATTTAGAATCCGATTTAAGTTTAAGTCTACAAGACAGGCGGGATAGAATTTTATATCGTTTATTATCAAAGCAGATATTTTCGTCAGCTAACTTAAAAGAGCAGGCTAGAATATTTACAAATGGAGAAATTGAAGTAACAGAAGTATTTAACGAGTATTACTTTATTATAAAATTTACAAGTATTTATGGAATACCCCCTAATTTAAATAATTTTATTAATTTTATAGAATTAAATAAGCCAGCTCATTTAGGATATAAAATAGTTTACAGTTATATGACATGGGACGAATTTGATAGATATAATAAAACTTGGGATACTTGGGATTTACTAAATTTAAATTGGGATGATATAGAGAAATACAAAGAGTAGGAGGTAAAAAATGCCAGCACAGAAAAAAACAAGTTTAGGACTAAATCAATGGATAGGGGGCGAATATCCAAAAAGAATTGATTTTGTTGAAGATAATAAAATAATAGATGACGAATTAAGTAAAAGGGTAGAGTATACAGACACAGCGACGGAAACAAAAAAAGGCATAGCTCGAATACATTCGCTAGATACTGTTGAAAATCAATCAAACGAATTGCAAAATATGATTGCAAATAATTTGCAGTCACAGGTTTCAGATTTTATAAAAAAACTTAACCACGATGAAATACTAACAGTAAAATCGTTAGTAAAATATTTGAGTAAACTATTGAAACCAACAACTGAAAATGAATATGGTCTTACAACTAACAGTAATATAAAGAATTTAATAACGACATATGCTCCTAAACCAGACTTGAGTCCATACATCCCATTTTCAAAAGGGTATAAAAACAATAACAACAATGATTTTGTTATAAGGTCAAATAAAGTGGATTTGTGGACACCGTATCATTTGTACATGTACGATACAAACGATAATTATATGGGATTGTATCATTTAAATGGTGGACGGGCATATTACAAAGTTCCGAACAGGAACGGTGGAAACTGGTGTGAGATTATGGATAATATTGATATGGTGGCTAGAGATAATCGGATGAATAGCATAGAAACGATCTTTAATGGTCATATTTCTAGTTTATTTAATGTTTTAAATAATGACACAGTGAGAGAAATAAGACTCGCAGGACGTATAAATGTACTGATATATCGTGCAAATGATGGACTTGAACGTAATGGCTATGTGATAACAGGGATAGATAACTGGAACAAGGATGACCACCCTGATCAAGCTTTTATGAGAGCGCTACAGCAAAGAAGAGGCGGAAACGGACAGAACTGGTACAATGTTCCGTTTGTATAAGGAGGAGATTATGAAATTTATAGTAAAAAAAACAGAAATTAAAACTTTTGAGGATGGATTTGAGTATATAGCAATAATTGATAAAGATGGGAAAGACTGGTACGAGGAACTTAAAAAATTTAAAAAAGATACCTTAAAAATAATGTACAACAAAGATACGCATCTAGTATTAAGTACACATACAGACGCTTCAATGCTCGCTCCAACTATGGCTGGAGATGTAGTTGAAGAAATCGAATATCAGGAAGTACAAGTAAATCCCAACTTGTATTTTGTTGACGGAAAAGTTATTGAGTTACAGCGTTATGAAACAGTTGAAAATGGGAAAGTTGTATTTAACAAAAATTTGCGAATTGACGAAATAAAAAAAGAGTTGCAGGAGATGAAAGATAAAAAAATAAGGTTAGGAGTAAAAATAAAGGAAGGTGTATACCATCCAGTTCGTGATACTGACAAGGTAAATCTTATGATTGCTAAAAATTCCTGGACTGAAACTAGAAAATGGAAATTTTATGATGAAGACGGAAACGGTGTGATTGATGACATTACGCTTGAAATTATAGATAAAATATTTGCTGACGGAGAAAAAGTATTAAATGGTGCAATTCTAGGAGAAACGGAAGCAGAGAACGCTTTAAGCAAAATGACAGATAAGGAACTTAAAGAGCTTGATGTGAAGGAATATTTTGAGAGTTACTATAAAAAAGCAGGAGGGATTTAATAATCGTGAGAAAATTGTGTACTAATCGTGTGATTTCGTGTGAATAATCAATCGAAAGGAGAAAATATGGAGCTAAAAAGGAATACTCTGTACATCTGTTTCCACAAGCCCAAACATCTTATAGGGCATTTAATAGCTTTATGGACACTTGGGAAATACTCACACGCCGAATTTATTTACAATGATTACGTGTATCTTGCGAATCCAGGCGGAGTGAGAATGAAACCATTTGTGCACAAAGAAAATATGGATATTTATGAGCTTGACAGCAGCATAGATGCGGATGATGTTTTAGCATTTTTTGGGAAGAAGAAAGGCAAGGGCTATGATTATCTAGGTATCTTGGGGCAGTTCTTTTATGCTCAAAAAGTTCAAGATGACGACAGATACTTTTGCAGCGAGTTCTGCTTAAATGCGATAGACTATGCGTTACAATTTACACTGACATATAAATTAAAATCACTGAAAGATAGAGTTGGCTATGAATTTAATCCGTATAGGCTGTACAAGTATCTTAAAAATATGGAACTGATAGATGAAAAGGAAGTGGAGTGAATGGATATAAGGAATTTAATTGGAATCGAAATTACGGAGCAAGGAAAATTATTGAAAGTAACAGATGCTATGTTTGAAGGGGACAATATTGTTCTGATAACTGAAACAATAGAAAAAGATATAAAAGAAATTAAAAAAAAAGGAAGTGATTTAAATGGACAGATTTGAGAAAATATTTGACTATTTGCTAATGGTCGAAGGAGGATATTCTAATGACAATCACGACAAGGGCGGAAAAACTAAGTACGGAATAATTGAGGAAGTGGCAAGAAACTTTGGATATAAAGGCGATATGCAAGATTTAACAATAGATTTTGCAAAGAATATTTATCTGAAGAAATATTATTTAGGGAACAAGCTGGATAAGGTCGTGAATGACAAGGTGGCATTATCTATATGCGACTGGGCTGTAAATAGTGGAAGAAATGGAATTAAGAATGCACAAGCTGCTTTAAATCGGATTAATGGTTCTAATCTGGATGTGGACGGAATAATCGGAAACAAAACATTGGAGGCATTAAATGTAGTAGATGCTGAAAAATTTTTAGAAGTTTATCATAACTTACAAAGAATCTATTATAGAGCTAAAGTTGAAGCTGACAGAACGCAAGGAAGATTTTTGACAGGTTGGTTAAACAGAGTTCAGAGAAAGGAGGAATATTTGAGAGATTGGGATAAGGAAAATACAGCAACAGAGAATAAAAAATATTCTTTCAGTCAAACTAGTTTGGATAAAATGAGAAAAGTACATCCGAAACTTGTTGAAGTCATGAAAGCGGCAATAGAAAACAGCCCATATGATTTCAGAATCACAGATGGTGCTAGGACAACAGAAGAACAGTTTGCATTATACCAAATCGGAAGAAGTAAGCCGGGTAGAATTGTAACAAATTGTGATGGAAAAAGAGCAAAATCAAACCATCAAATCAAGGAAGATGGATTTGGACATGCAGTTGATATATTCCCTTGTGGAGTTATCGAAAACGGAGCATACAGAAAATTTACATCTGATGAAGGATATGATGAAAAAAAATTAAAATTAATAGCAAATCACATATTAGCGGTTGCAAAATCTAAAAATATAAACGTCGAATGGGGCGGAAACTGGAAAATGAATGATACACCACATTTTGAACTGAAGCAGTAAAAAAAATGGCTTCGATATAAGTCTAACACAAGTGCTAAAAATGGTTGGCTAGCAAGCACAAATTGATTGTAGGGCTTGTTGGCTAGCTTAAAATTGATATTAATAAAATAAGAAAATAGGAGTGATAAAAATGGATAAATTAGTAGCTAAAATATATTTGACAGGTAAAATTTTAGAATTAGGGAAGACTTTAATTTATAAAACAGAAATAATTTCAAAAGGAAAAGCTGGAGCAGAAAAATTTAAACAGGTGTATGAAGGTTTCTGGGATAAACTTGAAGAACTGTTGGAAAAAGAAAAATCAATTGATAGAAAATGGATTCCTGACTTTGCAGAAGAAATTGGCGAAGAAGTGCTGTCAGAAGTCTTAAAGGAAGCTAGAAAGACATTTGACTTAAAAGTTATACTGCAACAAATTTTTGATGAGGAAAAGGCAGGGAACAAAAACATATTATAGCAGCGAAAGAGGATAAAATGTGGGGATAAATTTTGAAGAAGTAAAAGCAATAATTCAGCTGGGTATAATGGGAGTTATAAGTCATACTTATATCACTCAGCAAAAAAGACTTTTTGAGCAGCAGGAAAAAGTAATAACAGTCTTAGCTAAACTAGAAAATCAGTTAAACAACGATTTTCTAAAAGGCAAAGGGCTAGAGATAGCTTTGATACTAAAAATACAGGATATGCGTTGGGCAGTTCAAAAACGCATCTTAAAATACATAAAAAATAATCACTTGGAAGAAAACTGGGATGTAATCAACAAGGAAATCAAAACGTTTTTCGATGCCAAGATGATTAATTTTGAAAATGATATGCACGACATTATAGAGGAGACTACTTATAAGTTATTATCTAAAATGATAAAAGATGAGTTTGAACAGACAAAAGAGATACTACTGCATATCTTAGACGATTTAAAAAGAGAAGGTGTCGAAGAAAAAGATTTGTATGGAAAAGCAGCAAGGATTGTGGAAACACATATGGAATCAATTGAAAATGAGCTTGTTGCTAAAATAAAATCACTTATAAATTGATAGTCAGAAATGGCTATCTTTTTTTGTGAACAAAAAAGTCACAATATTTTTTAAATATATTGACAAAAAATAGCCGTTTTGCTATAATGATATGAATGATAATCAAATAAATCTTATTTTAGAAGGGAATAGAATGAAAAAAATACATTTTAAAGTTACTCATAGTGGTAAATTGATTATAGGAGACACTTCCATTAGTTGTGCAGTTTTAGAAAATGGACAGAGAATCATAACGCAAAGTAGTATATACAAAACTTTTGGAAAACAAAGAAGAGGTAGTCAAAGAGATGAAAATACCGTTATCCCGTATTTTATAACTTCTAAAAATTTGATTGCTTTTTTAGACAAAGATTTGCGAAAAGTGTTTGAAGAAGTTGAATACATATCAAAAAATGGAAGAGTGGTAAAAGGTTATAAAGCAGAAACTATACCAGCTATTTGTGATATTTTTATAGAAGCACATAGTAGAAAAGCATTAATGACAGCACAAGAACCATTATACGAGCAGTCATTAATTTTAATGAGAGCATTAGCTAAGGTTGGGATAACAGCATTGATTGATGAAGCTACTGGATATCAAAATGATAGACAAGCACAAGAATTGCAAAATTTGCTGGCTAAATTTATTGGTGAAGATTTATTAAAATGGCAAAAAAGATTTCCAAAACAGTATTATAAGGAAATGTTTAGGTTACACAATTGGGAATACGATGAGAATTCTAATAAAAGACCAGGATATGCGGGTTCTTTTACAATGAAATATGTTTATGATTTATTTCCAGAAAGCGTCATAGAGTATATAAAAAGAGAAAACCCTAAATCTATTTCAAACAATAGATTATACCGTCATCATCAGTTTTTAAGTGTCGATATAGGAGTTCCTGAGTTAGATAGACATATTTCAAAATTACTGGGAGTAATGGCATTATCAGATAATATTTCTGATTTTGAAAAAAATTTTAAAAAGGCTTTTGCAATTGAATTAGAAAGGAAGAAAAAAGATACAGAATTAAAAAAAAACAAAATGAGAGCCTTTAATGGCTCTTATTCTTTTTCTATATTCTCAATAACTGTCTCAATTTTTATTTTCAGAATTTTCAAATCCTGAAGTTTCATTTCTTCCAGCTCTATAATTTTTATTTGTTTTAGATTCTCAATATCTTTTTCAGAAAGGTTTGTTATTTTTAAATTTTTCATTTATCGCTCCTTGATTTTTTAGTAATGATTTGATAAAATAAACCTAGATTGCAAGAATTTATATTTTATTTGTACTATAAAAACTGGGGGCAAAAATGGGGCAAATTTTTATAAAACATTTTAAAAAATGTCTTATAAACTAAAAATATGTAAAAAGAAATGCTTTAAAAATAAGTAAAAATAATAGGTGTAAAAATAATAACTATGCCTTGGATCAAAAAGTAAAATTACTTTAAGATCTTTAAAACTAACTGTTTAAAGTGATTTAAAAAGATTAAAATTAGTAAAATATCAGTAAATAAAAGTACAATTTAGAATTTTAGCAGTCTTTTAAATAAGGCTGCTATATTTTTCTCAATAAGTATTTTTATGGGCTTTAGTATAAGAATACTTGTGACTTTAGCCGTACGAGCTTGAGAAATAAAGGAAATTGAAAGGAACTTGAAAAATGGGAAAATTAATAATTATTGAAGGTACGGATGGGAGCGGGAAACAAACACAGACAGAGTTA